TTTAGGATTAATATGATAGCAGAGATTCTTACAAAAAAGCCTTTTGCAAGGGTTACTCCCGAAGGTTACTTGCAAGGCAGGATTACGAGCGATTTAAGAAACGCATCGTTCACAAACAACAGTGATAGGCTGACATGGCAGCTCATTTCGCAGGCTGATTTTATCCGTGAGTTTTATCCTTCAGGGCACAAGATCAATTCGGAATTGTTTTACCCGGACAGACTGAAATATGACGAAGAGAAGAAACGGTTCTTCCAGGAGAAAGTATTCCGTGCTTCTTTTCCCTTTCAGATGATAATCACTATCCAACAACTTGTACATCTATGTGGCAATGACATTCATCATGAGCTGACCGATACCAAAGTTGATGAAAGTTCACGGGAAATATTTCTCGAATTTCAAAAAGGGTGGCTGGATAAGAATATGGAGATTGCATTTTACGAATATGCCAAAAGTGTAAAAATAACGGGAGATGCAGCAATCGTATTCTATATGAATGAAGGCAAGGTGTTCACCAAGAATCTCTCCTATTTTGATGGTGACACTCTTTATCCTCACTACGATTCCATAACCGGTCAAATGACACTGTTTGCCCGACGATACAGCGACTATGACGAAGAGGGAAAGGAACTCATTTCTTGGGTAGAAGTGTGGGACAATAAAAAAATGTACCGTTACCGTCAAGATAAAAGGGGAATAGCCGGAGTAATAAACAAAGTGAAACAGTATTTCGGTATTGAAGGATATACATTAGTGGAAGAACACGATCATGGATTTACCGAATGTCCGGTTGTATATTATCGGGACAAACACGGTGCCTGCTGGAGCTTTTCACAAGATAATATCGACAAGTACGAACTGGCTATTTCCCATTTGTGTCAAAACAATATGGCATACGCATTTCCGATCATGTTACTTAAAGGTGAAGACGTTGAGATTAAAGGAGATATGTATGGTGCGGTAAAAGCTATCACTATGGGAAAGGATGATGATGCAGGCTTTATGAATCGTCCCGAAGCATCACAATCATTTGAACTTCAAATTAATACATTACTTAAAATGATTTTTATGGGGAGTTTTATTGTCATGCCTCCCGAAGTAAAGTCAGGAGATTTGCCAGGCGTGGCCATCAAACTGATATATTCACCATCTTTGGAAAAAGCCATGATTGACTGCAAGGAATTTGACGAATCAATAGACAAAATGAAACGGCTGTTCCTGCACGGATATGGAACAGAAAAAGGCCAACTTACCAAATTCCTCAATTTAAAAATTTTTTCGTGGGCGGTTCCATACGTCCACCAAAATGCAGCAGAATTGGTATCAAACTTGGTACAATTGGTCAGTGCCGGTATTTTATCAAAAGAAACCGGCTCGGAAGAATCCGGTTATGGGAAAAACAATGAATGGGATCGTATCATGCGTGAATATAAGGAACAGCAACAAGCCGACTTGCTCTATCAACTGAAAATCAAGAAAAATGAAAACAAAGAGGATAATGCAAAATGATCTGTACCAAAACGCGGAGCGCGAAAGCAATCCCGTACTCCGCGCTCCGAATCCAATGTAACTATACATCGGAAAAAGCCGCCTCTGTCTATGTTATGTAGGCAGAGGCTTTACTTTCTCAACAACTTGGTTGATAAGCTTGTATTATAACAAGTCAGCTTCTACATTGCAAATGTAATGAAAAAGTCAGACACAGCAACTATTTACGATGCAATTTCCTGTTGTAAATCTTTCGAGGATATTTCCGGTTAAGCTTCTTTTGCAGATCATCATTGATACTTTCATTCAGAAGGATTTTAGAATTTAATACCTTGACTTCTCCAGCAAGTTCCTTAATAGTTCTGGCTTGTGTCGCATTTTGTTTTGAAAGCTCAACGTTGGCAATAGCCAGCTTGCTGCATTCTGATGCAAGATGGTTGAGCTTCTTTGTGCTGATTAATGATATTCCAAACATAATATTCTGATATTTAATTTATTAAAACAATCATATTGCTGATATAGGAACGACAAAGCATTTGCAATGACCGTGATATGGTGGTAATTTATCCCACTCTGTATGAAATCCGACTTTATCGTCACAGATATTGCATGGATAAGAACTACCACGCATGACAAAGAATCCGACTGCTCCACTAGCTTTAGTCTGTAATTCCCAATGCTTCATCCAACCCTCTGCCACAGCATACTCCGTCAAATCTGACAGTGCAGTCCAAGAACTTACAGTACGCCCTACTCCAAAAGATTCCTGAACTCCAACTCTTGAAACAATCGGATAACCATCTGAAATCACTTTCTGTATATATTCATTAAGTAATGGCGTTTTTGCCGACTGCCTGATAGATGAAAGCAGTCTGTCTTTGGAAAGGTTCAGTAGCAGTCCAGCGGCAATGGCCGTTTCAACCTCCTTTGAAAACCGGTCAACATATTCCCTTGTACGTTGTGCGAAGGTTTTACCGTATGATTCTCTCGTTATATATGCTACGATTGCATTCTTATTATCCTCATGTGTCGCTACCGCCAAAGTATAAGTATAGTCTTCAATTATTTCAAGAAGGGATAAAATAATGGCATCCACTTCCTTCTGCAATTGTCTGTTTGCTGAAAAGCGAAATAGCTCAGGGCTTATTTTGTATCGGTATGAAATATCTATAATTTGCTTTGCCGCCTCAATCATCACAATTTGAAGATTGGTACGCATGGACAGTTCCGCATCCAACCGTTGATGGAGATATTCTTTACCCTCTTCAATTTCCTTATCAGTCGGTGCCCTCATTGTTACGTTCCTCCTTAATCCCTTCCTTGATACTATTCATATTTCTCTCTTCTTCCAGTATCTTGGCATCATCTTCCGGTAATACCGGTTGCTGCAAACCTCGTAGCCGTTCGGTAAGATCAGAATAGCTTTTAAAGAACTCTTCCATAAACTTAACATCAGGGGTTGCATTACTGATAAGAAAACAGACTTTGATCCACGTTTCCAAATATTCTCGAAGTTCCTTATTGTTGGCTAACTCCCGAATCCGAGAGAACATTCCATTATCATCCCGAAAACGCATACTCCAAAAACCTGACACTGCCTTAATACTGATCCAATCATGTTCACTACCATTATCCCTCGTAACAATAAAGTTACCTACCTGAATACCATTTGTTTTTTTGCTCATAATCCTATATTTAATTTACGTTCAAATCTATCTCCAAGATTAAAAAAGTATTCCTTACCATAAGAGTTTATACGTTCTTCATCCGATGACACTTTATTCATTTCATAAATCAAACAACTATACCTATCATCATCAGGGAGAAGCCCTTTACATTCTTCTCTGATATAAATATGATGCTTCCCATTTGCCCAATAAAATTCAGAGAGAAATCCACCAAGAAGCATTTCAATCATTTTTTTGTGCCTGACAGACAATTCTCCTTGCACTGCTATATCCATTGCAATGCTCTTACCTTCTATTGTTTTCAATTCACATGAATAATTCAAGGCTCGAAGGATAGACATCAGCTCAACACTTAACTCTATGTGATTCATATTTTTCATACTTTTACTATTTCAAATTCATCAGCATGTTCCTCGCCAATCCAATTCCGTTTCTGATTTTCAGTTGCGGTTTCGTAAATTCTTCCTCGCTTAGACAAATTCCTTTTCCTAAAAACACCTTCTTCTCCAAGTTTGTCATAATCTCTTCTTGAAGGAGATAATCCCTTTGCCCTGCAAAAGAATAATCCCGTTTCCTTGTGTCTAAATTTTACTGCCATACTTATTCCTCCCATGGATTATCGTCTTCTTCCTCAACGTAAATCCGCTTTAATTTGTCTGATACTTCTTCAAGCTCACACTTCATTTGATTTACATGAAATTCAGCTGTCATAGGAATTTCCAATGCTCCCCGTAGATTATCTATTCTTTCAATAATCTCTGCAAATTCATCCGGTGCAATCATACTATTTCGTTCTTAATTTTAATTGTTTAATAATCTTCTCCACAGCATCCAAATCAAATACCGTTGTTCTCCCCTCCATATGGTACGCCCCTTCCAGTCTCTTTTCTCGGAATAAACGAGTGATTTGATAAATGCTTAATGCCAAATAGGCTGCAAGCCCTTCATGGGTATAAACATACCGCTTGCCATCTTTATAGACCGGCTTGGAGATCCTTTGTCTATAGCTGCCTCGCAGATCTTCCCGTTTCTCATAGTAGAGTTTTTCTTTCAAAGCAGCCCCATACAAGCCATAAACCTGACCGTTGGGGGTTCTCTTTTTACGATAACCGGCTTCCGAAAGAATACGTCCGAACACTGTCACATTCTCTTCTGTGGCATTATTATCCTTACACCATTTACAATATCTTCGGTACAGGACAGCCGAAGACATCCATTTGGGTTCAGCGTCAGCAATTTCCTCATAACGGCACAAATAGTTCATCTGATACATGAACTTCATTACTGTGCTACTTTCCGCCTGGTATTCATCCATGACTTTCTCAAGTTCCTTACTGTCCGTCAGCTTATAACCATTGGCAATAAAACGGTCACGACCTTCCAATATCCAATTGAATATAGCCGGATATTCAGCTTCCAAATCCCGTGAAAGCTCTTTTTTCTGCCGGGCTTTGGGAATCTCCACTTCAAAGGGAATAATGCAGATACGCCGCCTCATTCCATAGCTCCAGTCTTTCAAATACGGCATTTGGTTGGCATTTGCCATAAGCAGAGGGATATTGTAAGCAGTGAAGTTATCACCATAGATAGGCCGGGCTTCGGTAGGCTCACCACTGATAAGGCTCTTCAATGTGTCACTATCCTTACCAAACTCCAACGCTTGTATTTCAGAACAGTAGTTTAACCGCTTGCCATTAATGAAAGCGATATTCTTTTTTCTCTCATTTCCGGTAATCAATGCACCTATGCCGAAATTGCTGACATTCTCCCGACCAAGTATGCCCATGATCGTTTCAAAGACTACACTTTTGCCATTGGAGCCAGAGCCACGAAGTACCAACATAGTTTCCATTTTCGCCACACGCCGATCAACAAAAATGCTCCCAAGAAATTCCTGTAAGACTTTTTGCATATTTTTATCCGGCAAAACTTCATCCAAGAACATTCTCCAAAGAAAGACGTGTTCTTCCGGTTTGTAGTCATAGGGAACGCATGTGGTCTGTACCCAACGGCGATTGAAAGAATACGCACGGCGAGCACCCATATCAAACACGCAATTATTGAATACCACAATGGCATTATCTGGCTGCAATGCTTTTCCTGCCACCACACGCTTACAAACCTTCAGTACCCCCTCCACACGGGAATAATCTCCATTGGGCATCTTGCATTTACGCATCAAGTCATATATCAGGTTGCCAAAATCATCCCAGGCCATTTCTTCATATATCCGACCACTAAAATAGTAAGGCGTACCATTGAACTTACAAATCGAAGACTGTATAATAGCTGAACGCATCAAGTCCTGCACAGCGTCAACACGCGCTGCACTTTTGGACTCTTGTAAGGCAGCATCCAGTTTCTCGCCTTTCATAAGCCCGAAGACCTCGTTCAACAACTTCCTATACTTTCCTTCCTCCATGTACAATCTATGAATTTGAATACCCAGCACGGGTTAAGGCCTCAACCATATATACTGACAGATTATTAACAGCAACATCTCCTGAATATCCGCATCGCCACAAATCAGTACGCCAGTCCTCTAAAGATGTGTCACAAGGTATATGATATTTTTGCATAATATCTCGCATCACCGCACAATCTTCATATCTTTCCTCTTCCTGCGCTTTTCTGAATACAGAAACAAAAACGTATCGCCCATAATCAAACAATATAGACTCAAACTTATTCATATCACAGCTTTTATACCCGAAAACAAAGCATTTCTTATTGTTTTTATGCTATTTTTCAAGTGTTTTATGCCACAAATATAGCTTATTTTCTACATAAAACACACAAAAATACTTCTATTTTCTACTTAAATATAGAATAAATACATTGTTTTTGATACTTTTTCTCCTTTAATTCAATGCAAACCATTATCAAGTAAAAAAAGACATAAGACATTGAAAAACAACAAATAACAGCAATATTTCAAAAGAAAACACATACAAAAAACTTCCTTCGAAATGTATAGTTTATGTATAGTTTCTATAAAAACTATACATATATAACACATTGAAAATCAAATCAATGGGAAAATAGTGTATAGTATGTATAGTTTTTCAAGAAAACCATATTATATATATTTTTTTTCATACGCAATTTACATATAAACTATACATACTATACATAAAATTTACATTGATTTGATAATGAGATATTTACACATGTATAGTTTACACCAAAACTATACACTAACTATACATTTTCAACAGTAAAACTATACATGAAAAATTCATTCTTGTAATTTATGATTGGAAAAAACTTAAAATTATCCATTATTGGCTCCAAAAAGAAAAAAAAATAAAAATCTTGACCGGGATTGAAACATGCTTGGTGTCTTGGGTAGCTAGGGGGGTGCCCCCTTATTCGTTCTACATCCACATCAAAAGAAGAAAAAAGATACATACTATATTATTATCTTTATATTATACCTATAATATTAAACATTACCCGGCTTTTCCGCTTTTCTCTTTGCTCGATCAGCTATAAAAAGGCTACATCTATAACATTGCATTGGAAGATAATAATGTACTGTTTCCTCTTCTTCTGTATTCTCATCTTTTTTCATTTGCTGGAGATCTGCAATTTTCATTAAAACATCTGCACGATCTTTCCCCTTTAAATATGGCAAAGTTTGTTCGAGACCTGTTAAAACCGAATCCTTGTCACGATATTGTACAATATTTTCGTAATTATTTTCATCTTCATTATCTGTGTTTTTCTTTTTTTTCTTTCCTTTTGCACTGTCGTTATTGATTGCAAAGCATGTTCTGTTCTCTTCAAAAGATTGTATCAATTTATTAATGCCCGGTTTATCCTTAGCAAGTTGGGATGCTCCGCGTTGCGCTGTTTCTATCTTGGTGGATCTTGGTTTAAATATAACGGCGTATGCTTCTCCCCGGCTGGCACCGGATGCGACAAGCATACAAAAGAAAACCTCATCCGGGGTTAATTGATAAATTTGTTGAAGGTCTGTTATTCGCTTACTATACACCATAATATAAAGCTATTATAAATAGGTTTATTAATGGCTTCTTGCGCTCTGGATTTGTTGCTACAAAGTTAAACAAAGACTATAAATAAAGCAAATACGGGTAATAAAAGGCCATACATCTACAATATATAATTACACAAAAACTTATAATAACGCATTTACACAACAATACACAATATATTAATTATCAACATATTATACATTATATAAGTAAAGGTTAAAAAACGAATAGTTTCTTAAAAATAAAAGTACATATCATTGTGTATTACAAATAAAAGTAGTATATTTGTAGTACAGAAAAGGAGATGGAAGGTACTTGTAATATCTGGTTCTCCTGAGTATGTAAAGCGTGTTATTAAAATGCTGGAATAAAAAAGAGAGCCTTAATACTGGTAATATTAAAGCTCTCAAAGGATCAAAATACTTTCGTATCTTTCTCCCCCATCACACGGAGCAAAGGTACTTCTCTATTTCGATTCTTGCAAATATTCTCCCATTTAATTTTCTTGGTTTACTGATATTACGATAGCATTCAGCTATTGAGCGTATAGGCTGTATCTGATATTAGTAGGCTATTAATCACGCTGTAATGAATTGAAATATTAACATTAAACATTATAGCAATATGAAGTCAACACACATTCTAACGGAGAAGTACGACACACGCCGCAAGCTTGCCAACAGGGTATTAAAGGCAATGAACGACATAACCGAGTGCGATAACGGAACTATCAGAAAACCGTTTGAGCTTGCGAGTTCGTATATAAAAGACGGGCGTTCTTTGATCGAAGCGATTTATGAAGACGGTTATGTGATGTATAACGACGGCTGGTATATAGTAGAGGTTGACGAATATTGTATATATGTTGATGTAACCGGGATCGCTCTTAATGAAATGGGAATTACTGATTATGAAATGATAAGTGACTTTGAAGAAGAAAACGAATAACAAAATAAGAAGGATAAAATATGAAAGCAATGAATTTCTACACCGCAAATGGTTGGGCTGGTTCAAATTATGACAGCAAGTTAAGCACAAAGGAAATCGCTGCAAAGGTTAGATCCTATGCAAAGAAGAATTTCCCGGGCTTTAAGTTCTCTGTCCGCTCTAAATGGAGCATGTACGCGGATTCAATGGCGGTAGAATTAAAAGCCGGTCCTTGTGTTCCTTTTGTTGCAGGATCAAGAAGCGCGGAACGTGGTTATATGTCCACGATGTCTAGCGTGAAGGCATGGAAAGACGAGTTAACCCCGGAAGTATTCGCAGCGTTAAATGCCGTATCAAATTACGCTAGTTCTTTCCGCTACGATGATTCGGACGGTATGCAAGACTATTTTGACACTAATTTTTATTTGAGTATAGAAGTAAGTGATGAATATAAGGTTATAGAACCGAAGGCAAAGAAAAGCAGCGTTAAGCCTGAAAAGGTTGAGGAAGCCAAAGAAGTGGAAGCCGTGACGGTTGAAGGCCTGGAAATCGTGGACTACTCCGAAAAAGCTATCGCGGTGTTTGGCGATACGAAGGCTATCAAAGAGCAATTAAAGGAATTAGGCGGACGCTTTAACCCGTCTTTAAATTACAATGGTGAAAAGCGTGCCGGATGGATATTTAGTAAGAAGCAAGCGGACAAGGTGAAAGAATTGATAGCGCCTACAGAACTGCCGGCACTCCCTGAAGAAATATATATCCCGGAACTAGCAGAAGGAACGGAACAACCCAAAACGCTAGAAAAGTCTTCAATATGGGACAATCTAAAAACGCTTGATTATACCCTGTATGATGATTATAAAGCCGGTTTGCTGACATTGGAAGATTGTGCAAAGGAGTTTTGTAAAAGCGGATGGACAAATTTTGTTGATATAGAGTATTCTAAGATAGTTTTTGATCGGATAGAAAAACAAATAGAAGTTAATCCAACTTACACAGTTGAAGCCTACGAGAAGAAAGTAAAGGGAAAACGATACATAACGGGAAACAAGCCTAAATGCGGTTATTATTCCGTCATAGATACCTTGGATAATTGCCCGGTAGGATTCTTCCAAACAAAAGAAGAAGCCGAAAGAGAGGCGGAAACACTTAACGGGTTTACGGATGGTAACGGACGATTAAGACGGTCATTTAATTAGTTGAATATGGTTTTGTTGGTTTTGTTATTCGGTGCTGTGATATTCATTTCCGGCACCGATCCCCAAAAATTAAAAGACTTTATAAACAAAAGTAATGAATCAGATAAATTTTAAAGGATATGAAAGAATATAAGTTAACAGTAGAGTTCCATAATGGGGCGCGTTATTGCTATTACGGCAAGACGAAGAAAGAAGCGTTAGCAGCGTTTAGAAAATCGTTTGGCAACTTTAAAGGCTTCGTAAAAAAAGAGTGGACGATAGAACAAGATTAACCAATGTGGGAAGGCGGAGCGACACCGCCGCCGGGAACTATTATAAACCAATAAAAAATAGAACAATGAGAACGTATTTTGCACAAGTAAAAACAAGGTATCAAGCAATTAAAGAATGTCCGTTTACTCCGTCTAAAATCGCCAAAGTATATGGCGGTTTCATGTGTTTTGAGTCCACGAATGACTACAAGATTTGGAAAAACCAAAAGTAACCTATTTCCCCGGCAGGCTTGATTTGCAGCCGGGAACTATTTACTAACTTAAACAATAAAGAATATGAATTCATTAAGAAAAATTTCATTTGATTATTTTAACGAACAAATAATAATATCCGAAAAAGTGAACAATGAAGTACAAAAACTATGGCTTGACGGCAACGAGTTTAGCCAAATAGTGAAAAAAATAATCAATACTGAATTAATGATTAAATCAGTAAAACAGTGCAAGGTATTTATATTAACTGCATCAATATTGATATAAACAGCAAAGAAAATACAATGCAAATAATATACGGCTTTATCGATTATTTACAAAGCATATATGACAGATTAGAAAAACTATGCAAATAAATTATAGTAACAGTAAACAATCAGGGCGAAATAACAAACCGCGCCAGGCGACTTCCTGGCATTCCTTTAAACTTTGATATTATGACTACTTATATAATAGAATCCCCAAACGGAGAAACACACAAATTAGAAGTATTCCGCACCGCAACTGGGTTTAATGTTTATGTTGATGACTCAAATATATGTGAGAGCATAACGGAGGAAGATTTTTTGCAAGAACTTGAAAACCCTACTTTCTAAACATGGTAGGTATGATTATTTGGCTAATAGTAGTTTTATTAATCTGCTTTAGCGTGTTTGGCGGTCTTTGGCTGCTTCCTGTTTACTTGATTTTCTGCCTTATTGTAGGCTTTTACTTTGGTGTAAAATATCTAACTATTTAATGTTATGAATGAAAAAGAATTTAACGGCCTCATCTTGTCCGAATTGATTAGAATAGCAAACGAAGTTTTTACAAATGAAATAGAAATAGCTCCCGGCACTTATACAGCCGCGGAGCTTGCAAAGCTGAAAGATGCCAACGGTAATGAGATAAATATAAAATATCTTTGCGTTGATAACAAACTAAATATAACTGATTTTAGAACTGTACAAATAAACAGCTTTAAATGTTCCTTTCCAGTGGATCAGGTTTTTAATCTTGTTTGGAAATTTGAAAAGCTGATAGACACCAAACAAGCCAATAAAACAAGGTTTACCAAAATGGAAGAGCGCGAAAATATTGTTTGCTCCTTTGATATGTGGATTACAAAGGAACATCTAAACATCACTAAATTAGTAACAAAAGATCCTCTAAGAACGGTATTTAATTATATTTATCTTGATCCTTACAAATCGGCTTTAGTTGCTTCTGACGGGCGTACATTAAAAGAATACCCCGTAATTATTGAAACATCCGGGCTTTTGCCTGACAGCCTAAAATTATTTATCAATCCCAAACATTTAAAAGAAATGGTTGGTCGGTGTTCTGTTTGTGTTTGTAATCAGGAAGGCGGCAATATTACAGAAATAACCAACGATAAGAAACAAACCTTTGTTTGTGATTTTGCCGGATATTTCCCTAATTACCGGATTGTGTACCCCAATCTATCAAAAGACGGATTTATAAAGATTCAGAAAAGCGAATTAAAAGCGGTTGCCGGTTTTGTAAAAGAGATAGCAAAACGAAACAAAAAAAGCGGTTTTTCACTTCGTACTATTGCCGGAGAAAGTAAGGTTTATTTATCTTATAATGATGCAGACAATAATAGACACAAAGAACTTTGTGTAACATTAGAAAAAGCCGCTTTAATTAATATAAAGTTAGGTTTATTTGCATCAAACGTTATCCCTTTGCTTTCCGGCTGGACTGGTGGCGTATGGCTGGTGGCACCTGATCAGGCGGTGGTCTTTGATGATAAGGCAGCGCGTATCGGTGTGGTTATGCCTGCCTTTATAAATGATTCTATTTACCCGAACTTAAAATGTAATATAAAGGCTTTGGATCGTGCCAAAGTTCCTACCATCCCGGAAAAAGAATCGGTAAGAGAGCCGGAGAAACATTTACCGGCCTTATATGTGGATGTACAAACAAAAACACCGGCTTTTGTCTTTGCTTTGGTAGCTCTGATAGATTTTATTTCCCGTTGGTTTTATCAGGATCAAATAAACAAAGCATTACAGAGGCTAACAATGCTAACCGAACTATCCGGCATTTCTTTACCTGAACTATTGGCCGAACCAGTAAGCGAAGAAACAAACGCGAACAGTCCCGAACCAATAACAGAGGGTGAACCATCACACGCATACACACCCGAACCATTGTATATTGACCGGCCTTTGGTTTTCCCGGTGCCTATCTTCATACATAAACATGAACGAACTACCAACCGAACCATTGTACCCAAACTATTGAATCACCAGTGTATAACATTACTGTTTGTTTCCATAATGCTGCCCGAACTATTACAACGATATGTTTGGGGAACAATCCGATCAAAGGCGAATGAACTATTTGGGGACAATTCCAAACGTTTCCACGATAATGGTAATAATCGAATCAGGGACGGAACAAATGAGGTCTACAAAGCCCGAATTATAACCGTTTCAAACGAATTATTAAATAATCAATGAATCATTATGGAAAAGAATAAACAAACTAAAATAAGTTGTCACCGGAACAAACCGACAACAAAAAGCAAGGTCTATTCTATTAGACTAGATATTGATTTGGTTGATTTTGTCAGGAAACAACCGAACATGAGCAAATTTATTAATGAACTAATCCGTAAAGAGAAAATAATACAAGAATAATTTTTATAAAAATGGAAAGCAAGGAATACAATTTTAAAAAAGTGAAACCATAAAAAACATTTCGACAAATGAATACTTTAAGAGAAGCATTTTTAAAAAAATACCCGAAATATGAGATCATATTGAGAATGTTTGAGGAAGCCACAGGACATCCGGCGACATGGGATAATCTCTCAAAAATCCGTTTACAGGCATTCATCGACTACATGGGTGAACGACTGGCACAAAGTTCAGTCCGCCAGTATGCGGCAAAATTAAAAGCCGTCATGAACCTGTACAATGAAGAAGTTGAACTACCCAACGGATATGTAAAAATTTTAACCATAAGGGATGAAAAGCCTGTTTCGGTGTGGCTAAACGATGAAGAACTTGCAAGACTCACCGAATACAAAGCTAAAGACGGTAATGAACGGCTTGTTCAGGCTCAATTCCTGTTAGGCGCATATTCAGGTGCAAGACATTCGGATTATTGCCGCTTTACTTCAACAAACATTGTGAACGGCTACATCTCCTATGTAAGCCAGAAAACAAAGACACATGCCACCGTACCATTAAAACCTATAGTGGCCGAACTGCTGAAAAAAGTCTGCATAACCCGTGAGTTATCCGATCCAGCTTTCAATGAAATTTTGCGGAGAATCTGCAAGGCATCAGGAATTGTCGCTCCAGTGAAGGTATTCAAGGCTGGAAAAGAAAGAGAAGGTGAGAAATGGGAATTCGTATCAAGCCATACAGCACGCCGGAGTTTTGCGTCAAACTTATATTTACGCGGTGCGGATCTATACAGTATCAGCAAGATGATGGGACATTCAAGCGTTGAAATGACTGCACAGAACTATATATGCTGTGGCCTCCGTGAGCAATCGGCCCAAGTTATGGAATATTTCAAATAAAATAAGCCACGCTAAATTCGACAAAACTATTTTAGCGTGGCTCTCTTATACTATGATAAAATCCTTTCCAGCATCTCAAAGTCTTTTTCCACTTCAGTATTCAGAACTTTAGCATATTGTTGTGTGGTACGTACATTTGTATGACCGAGCATTTTACTCACATTTTCCATCTTAACCCCATTATTCAGGCACATTGTTGCAAATGTATGACGGGCCATGTGAACGGTAAGATTTCTATCAAACCCAGCATAATCAGCAACTATTTTAAGTCGCAAATTGTATTGTTGGTTAGTTATTTTCGGCAAAACGAAATCATATTTCCTCAGAATCTCCATAGCTGGGGAAAGCAGTACAATAAAATAATTTTCATCCGTCTTTACCCGTGCATCCAATATGACATACTTATCCCCACGCTTCTGTAACTCATGTTTAAAGTCAAATTTAGCAAGATCAGCATACGCAATGCCAGTATATGCCTGAAAAACAAAAAGGTCACGGACTCTACAAATCGTTTCCGAATCTATTTGAGCATTTTTCACCTTCTTTAATTCTTCGGCGGTCAAATATTTCCTGATAGCATGTTTGCCACGGGAAAAACGCTCACCCTTATACGGATCTTCTTTTAATAAATCAAACCTCATAGCCTCGTGGATATAACGTTTGTTACGCTTATGATAGTTATATATTGTTGGCTGTGAATAGCCCTTAGAATGTAACCAATCATCATACAATGTGATATTAGCTTTTGTGAGATCAGAAAAATATATTATCCTGTCAAATTCACGTAATGAAGCCGCAAAAGTCCGATGGGAAGCTTTGGTGCTTTCCGTTATATCTCCACGTTCCTCAATTCTTCTTTCTACAAAATCAACATAACTTTCTGATTTATTAGTATATTTTAAAAATCTATCCAGTTTATCAAAATCAAAGGCCTCTTTTTTGTTGATAAGCTCATTGATCCAATTTTGAATAACCCGGATTTGTTCATCTAAACATTGGTTTAACTGAATCATTTCAATCGAATTGATTATTTTCTTTCGATCATCCCATTGGTCAGAATAGACTTTAACGCCGGTGCCAATCCATTTTCTCTTACCTTCGCTCAAAACTTCAATTTGAACGAGTCCCTTGTGTGTTTTCGTTGCAACCTTCTTGCGATCGAAAACGAATCTCATTGTTGGATATTTCAT